CAACATTACCATCAATCTCGTCACCACCGTATTCTGACTCAGCGGCGGATGCTGGCTGTACTGTTCCTCGTGAGAAAGGATTTCTAACCATACCGTAACGAGTCTTAAATCCGATCTTTGGTTGAAATGTGTTTGTGTCAACTGCACGTACCATTTGCAATGGAACGTATGGGCAATAGAACAAACCTGCATCATATGCAGATGATCCCTTATATCCAACTACGAACCAGTTTGTATCACTAGCAACGGCATATGGATCAATATACACTTTATAACGACCATTAAGAACACCAACAAAAGTATTGCCTGTGTCATCTGGTGTAAGATTATTGCTATCAAGAGCAGGTGCATAATCAAGAACACCAGCCATTTGAAGGGCGGAAGCAATATCAGAAGAAGTAATTATGATATTACCTTTCCCTCTACGTGTATCTTTTGCGATAACGTTGGCTTCACGCTCAATTTGAAACATAAGACCTTTGAATTTTTCAACTGACCAACGACCATTAGAGTCTGTATCAAGATCGAAAATTCCTTGTGTTGTTGTATTATGTTGGGCACCAACTTTGGCGTCAAGATAAATCTTACGTACAACCTCTCTGTTGATTTCAGCAAGAATTTCAGCAGAAAGAATGTTGGAAAGTTCTGTTTCAGCATCTAAACCATGAACGGCTTTAAGATCCTGAGCAACTTCCATCGTGTAATCTGCTCTCAAGGCTCTTGACCTTGCAGTTACACTTACCTTCTCAATACTGAAGGACATCAATGCAGGTGTAATATGTTCTGCACGACCTGTGAGCATACCACCGGCAGTATTAGCAATCTTAGTATTTGCGGCGCCGTTTGTATGGATAATAAGACCGGGGTTTGATGTACCTTGAGTAACATCAGTATTACTGGAATGTACTGTATCCGCTTCGTTATAAAATGCTTCTTTAGCGGCCGCTCCAGCACCAGAACTCTTTTTTGCTCTCATAGCAAAAATAAGCCCTGTTGGACCTGTCATTGGTTGCACACCACAAATGTCATATGCAATCAAATTAGGCATTGCTCGTCTTACGAGTGAAATAAGAATTGGGTCAAATTTTGCAACGTGACCACCTGTACCAGCAATAACAGATGCGGCAGGAACGTCTGGCATAACACCAGCGCCAAGGCCAGCCTCTGTCAAGAAATTAGATGAAGACAATACTTCAGCATCATTTCCCTGTGCTTTTTCCTGATTTTCCAAAAGGACAGTTGTTACTGCTCTTTTGTATGGGTCCTTGATGTTTCCAAGATCTGGATGCTCAAGAATCGGAGCCCATTTTTTTTGTAATTGTTCTGACAAATACATATTTGTTTTCTCCTATAGGGTGCGGTTAGGATTATTTTTTAATTGAACGTGAGATAGCCGTACTGTACCATTTCATGGTGTCCGACATGTCTGCCGTCTCTACAACTTCTTTGGCTTCCTCTTCAGTTAATACTTCAGTCTCGGAATCATCATTTGTGGTTCCTTCTGGAGCAACTGAACCTTCTGCAGGAAAATAATTTTCTTTAATTACCTGCAATTTTTCCGTATAGTCTTCTTCTGTTTCAAAGTCTACACTGTCTGCTAATTTTTGCATTTTTTCAACTTGAACATCTGTCAAGTCTTCGCAAACGGAGGCAACTGCTTCAAACTTCTTATATTCTTTTAAGTCTTTCTGCATACCTACATTCTTTTCCATCTCTTTATTTAAAGATTCTTCAAGATCTTCAACTTTAGCGAAAAGATCATCAACAAGGTCAACTTTTTCATCTGGAATGTCAATATAATGCTCAACAAACAGATTTTTAAGTCCAACCATGAAATCTTCAACAATTTCTGATCGAATGCCTTTTTCGATAGCAAGTTCGTTTTCTTGCATCCATTCTTTAACAACATAATTGAGATAGTCATCAACTTTTTCAGTCATTTCAGAACGAGTCTTTAAAATGCTCTCTTCAAGTTGAGATTTATATTGCTCTTCTAAAGTTTCAATTCTAGAGTTTACCTCTTCATTAACTTTAGCAAAAACTGCGGCTTCAAAAATTGTAGCCGCTTTTTCTCTGAAATCTTCAGACAATTCTTCACCTTGAATCAAGGCTTCAACATCTGTTTTGACATCAATTTGATATTCTTTTTTGAGTTTATCCAACTCTTCATCAGAAAGAGTCTGGGTTGTTGACTCGGTTACTTCATCTGTTTCTTCCTCAGATTCACCTTCCGACAATGCTTTACGAACTTCATCAATAGAATCTTTATCCATTTCTTGAAGCATATCGTAAATGTCTTTAATCATACCCATTCTTGTTGCACTTTCTGACATTTTTCCATTCTTTGCTTTACCTACACTCTTTGTGTAGTTTGGTTTTGCCGTTGCTTTTCCACCATCTTCGGCACCACTCTTTGTAGGATCGGCACCAACATCATCCGATGATTGATCTGCTTCGATTGTAGGCATTGGATCTTTACCACCATCTTTATCTAAAGATCGTTTAGCGGCCGACCCAACTGGTTTTGTGTTTGTTTTATCTGTAGATTCTTCTGAAACCTGAACTTCAGTTTCTTGTTGCACTTCTTGCTCCTGCTCCAGAATTTCTTGATCTGACATAGAAACTCCTATATTTGTGAGAAAATCTCTGTTTATATTTATAAATTCTAAAGTTTTGATAGAAAAGAATTAAATGCTTTTAACTTAGTAGAATCTAAATTAGAAGCAGGGCTTTTCTTCACACTTTCTTTGATTTTTGAAATAATGGATTCTTTTACAACACCGTTATCCCAAATCCACTCTTTACCTTCCATAATACCGTCAACAAATGCATCGGGAGCAGAAGGGTCTGCTACAATGTCTGCGGCAGTTGCCAAATAAAAATCATCTTTGACATAATTAGCACCACCTTTTTCCTCTAAAGACCCCATGCCTCTAGAAGATACACCTAATTTAGCACCCTCACTAATCAAATTCTTAACAATGTTACCATAAGGTGTGTCCATAATTTTCGCTTTACCAATAATATTATTACCATCCTCTTTAAGTTCCGTTACCATATGCGAAACTCGTTCTAAATTTATTGTAGGTCCTTCCGGATGTCCAAGTTCCCCAAAGGCTCTCTTTTTATCTACATATTGGTTTCTATATCTATTAACTTCATTGAAAAGGATATCTTTAGTATAAATTCGACCATTACGATTTTTTGTCTCACTCATCATGAAAACCCCATTAATAAACATACTTTTCTTACCACCTCTTTCTTCGACAAGATATTCAAGGTCTTCATTTATTTCTGTTATAAGTTTCATTTTCTCCTCGCAATATCGAGTTTACGTTTCTCTTTCACTTTTCTCTTTGTAAATCTTTTAATAATTGATTTTTTAGCCTTATTTTCTAATTTGGTATCTACCATCTTTTTCATTCCAAATGACATATTTCTATAAGACTTTCCTCCGGATACCTTCTTTTTCATGTCATTTCTGGCACCTTTTCTTGCTCGTTTTCCGAGTCTTCCGGCATCCGCTTTTCTTCTCATAACAATCTTACGTTTTCTCTGAATTCTATGTTGAAACCGTTTCATTCTACGAGACAATTTCATTCTATCCTGTACACCAAGAACTCTTTCGTCTAAAGGATCTCCAGTATGAGGATCTACTTCAACCGGTTCTTCTGTTATTCCGTTATAAAAATCAGAAAACTTTAACATCATCCTCCTTGAGTTACTTCTGTAGCGGTAACTGGTACATTAACTGCCCCAATTCTTTCAACCGCTAATTTATAACCTTTTCTAATTGTTCCTCCAGTACCTTGTCCCAATGCGCCTCCAGTAGATGCAACTGTAATACATGTCGAATTTACAACTGATGCAACAACAGGAGTATATGTATTATATCCTGCTACAGAACTGCCTTCAATTGTAATTAATTCCCCTGTTAGAAAACCATGGTGCCCATCTGTATAATCTTCTAATATTATTTGAAAAGGATCTGTTCCTCCATCTGCTCCACATGTAGAAATCTTGCTTGATCTAGCAGGAACATTAACGAATGATTCACCAGTTAAAATAGGATTATTAACATCTGCCGTCACAGTTGCGGCCGATGCTATATTAAAATATACACTTCCAGAAGTTGCAGTGGCGGCGGTTGGACCAGTTTGCAATCGTATTACACTACTTTTACTTTTAGGAGAAAATGCTCCAGAAGAAGCAGAGGCGGCAGTTGCCGTTACATTTGCTAAATTTGTAAAATTAACTACTGTATATGAATTCATTTTTAATCCTTATGCGGTCGCAAATGATGCAACTTTCCAAAAACTGTTTTTACTATCAATC